AGACACGCTACCGTCAGACTTCCCTGTCGGAAGGAAGGCGAGACCATCATTCGTAAGAAGGAGGGTTAAAGCGACCCTCAAAGGAGTCATACCACTCTGTATTGATTTTGAAGACTTTAACAGTCAGCATTCGAACGGAGCAATGAAAATGGTGATGAGAGCATACAGGGACGCGTTTTGTGGTCAGCTGTCTCCAGAACAGATGGCAGCGCTGTCTTGGGCTATAGATTCAGTTAATGACACTGTAATTATAGACAACATGGGCACATCGACTCAGTACGCAGTATCGGGAACCCTCATGAGCGGATGGAGGCTGACTACTTTCGTTAATTCTGTATTGAATTATTTGTATACCACGAAGATGCTAGGGAAAGTGAGGAGGTCTTACAGGTCCATACACAATGGAGATGACGTTATGGCTGGATGCGATAACTTCTTGGTGGCTACGACAGCAGTCCGAGAAGCTAGGAGGAACGACATCAGGCTTCAGAGATCCAAGTGTTCATTTGGAGGATTGGCAGAATTCCTAAGGATAGATCACATATCCGGAGAGCTGGGACAGTACTTGACTAGAGGTATAGCTACGTTGATGCACTCTAGAATAGAATCGAGAATAGCTGTGAAAGCGACGGATGTGGTAGAGGCAATGGAGGAGAGGCTAGGAGAGTTCGAAGTAAGAGGTGGAAACAAAACAGTAATAGCCAAGATGCGAAAGCTCTACTACGAGAGGATGGCACCTGAGTACAATATGAGGTCAGATGACTTTTATTTGATCAAGACGTGCCACCGAGCTGTGGGCGGAATATCGGAGAGCATACACGCTCGTGCCGATTATAAAATTGATACGAGAGTAACGGGAAGAGAGGTAAATCTTCCGGAGGAAATGCCAGGCGTACAGGCGTATGCCATGGCTTTATATCGAGAGCTGGAACTTGATTGTGACAGGGGCGATGTAGTTAATTGTGTGAGATCAGCTACCTTGAAAGCTGTTCAGATGTCTAGGGAGAGCCAAAGGCTGACCTACGTCGGATCGGACAAGCTGTACCAAAGGTGGAAGTCTCTATACAAGGCACACGCTACAGACGCTGACAAGAATATGATAGGCAAGGCACTGATGACAGGGTTCGCTATAGATGTCCTAAGTAAACATACGAAGGGGCAGAGGCTGTTATCAGTAATGACGCCAAGCACGGATAAACTGAAATTCTTGTCGATAATAATTTGAAGTGTGC